AGCTGGCGGCGGTAAAACCGACACATTTTTTGAAGAACTCGGACAAGCAGCAAGAACTTTAGTTAAAGGCCCTACTCGCGGTCAAATAAAAAATGTAGAAATAGGTGGTGCTGAAACTAGAGCGGCTAGAGAAAAAGGATTAAAGTATGGTGCTGTTGGTTCTGGCGTAACTGCTATAGCAATTAAAGGCCCAGAAGCTTTGTCAACACTTTATTCTTCTTTAAACGAGTCAGAACAAAGCAGAAGAGAAAAAGAGTTTTCTAAAGCTTTTAAAAGCGGCGACGAGTTTTTTGATTTTACAAACGATGCTGGTCAAACATACTCAATTAAAGTTGAGCTTGCGTCTGATGTAGAAGGCGAGACTTATAGTAAAACAAAAAAGATGTCTGGCGGCAAGATGAAGTACGCAGAAGGCTCTATGCTTGTTCCACCCGAAATGGAAGCAGAGCAAGATATGCCTGTCGATACATACGATAACATCCCAGAAGACGAAAAAGAAGAAGCAGAAGCCTCACAGCTTCCAGACGAAGAAATGGAAGACAACTACTTAGAGTATGTACTAGACGAGTCTCTAGACCAAGAAGACCAAGAATATTTAATGAGCGTTCTAGAAAGTGATGAACGACTCAGCGGCATCTTTGACAAAGTCATGGACGTTGCAGGAGAATTCTCAGGTGAAGGGGAAGTAGATGGCCCCGGCACAGGAGTATCAGATTCGATTCCCGCAAGGTTATCGGACGGTGAGTTTGTAGTCACCGAAAAAGCTACCGATCAAATAGGTTCAGGTAATCTTCAAACAATGATGGATGATGCTGAACAAGCCTATGACGGTGGTTACATGAAGAAAGCGTTTGGCGGTATGGTTGATGACATCCCTACGGATGATCGTAAAGAAGACGAAGAAATCAACAGTATGATGATTGCTTCTAACCAGATGCCAAGTGTTAGACCGCGATAAGGCTACTCTTTAACTAGACCCCTTATCATTTATTGACCTACAGGCTACCTTAAAGTATCAAGACCCTATATTACTACGCGAACAATATAGCCACCTTGAAAGACTGACAAGCCCCTAAAGGAGTGTGACGAATGTCTCAAGCAATTGAAGAAGTAAGTGAAGAAGAAGAAGCTAACCCATATAACTCTCGTAAAGATTGGCACGTTCCAGACGCACCAAGCAGAGGAGATGCATCCGGGTTGTTTCACAACGAGAAATCTCAACGACAGGCTACCCGCCAAGCGGCCCCTGAAGAAACTGAAGAGAGTCCTCAGAAAGCGACCAATTATAAAAAACGATACGATGATCTAAAGAAACATTATGACAGTAAGATTGCGGATTTTAAACAAAAAGAGCAGGAACTTACAGCGGCAGCAATAGAAAGGCAACCAGCCTATGCGCCACCGAAGTCAACCGAAGAGCTTAATGAGTTTAGAGAACAATATCCCGATCTATATGAAACTGTAGAGACTGTAGCTCACCAACAAAGTGAACAACAGATGCAAGCTATGCAACAGAAGATGTCTGTTCTTGAACAACGAGAAATAAACATCCAACGTAGAGAAGCTGAAGAAACTCTAAAGTCACGGCATCCTGATTTTGAGGACATACGAGGCGACGATAATTTTCATAACTGGGCGCAGGAACAGCCTGAAGCAATTCAAAGCTGGATCTACGAGAACCCTGATAATGTTAGTTTAGCCGTCAAAGCTATTGATCTTTATAAGATGGAAACTGGAATCACTACTAAACCAAAAGCTAAAGGACAACGGTCGCAGCCTAAGTCTTCGGCAGCAGATTTTGTATCTACTAAAACAACCAGTGTAGATACTAAAGAGCCGAGGATTTGGAGTGAACGGGAAATTGCTGCCCTTTCCATGAACCAATTCGATAAATACGAAAGTGAAATTGATGAAGCTATATTGGAAGGCCGAGTAGTTCCCTAATTTAATTTGTCTTTTTAGGAGTAACATAACATGGCTTATAATGCATCGGACGCATTGTTTGAACAAGGCACAGATACCAACGGTAACTTTGGTAATTCTGTCTCTGGTCAAACTAACTCATTCTTCTTGCCGAAGGTTTATTCAAAGAAGGTTTTAAACTTCTTTCGTAAGTCTTCAGTTGTAGAAGCTATTACTAACACCGATTATTCGGGTGAAATTACTGCTTTTGGCGATTCTGTAAAGATCATCAAAGAACCCGTAATTACTGTTTACCAGTATGAGCGTGGCGCAGACGTAACCCAAACTAAGTTGACTGACCAAGAAACTAGCTTGGTTGTTGACACGGCTAACGCTTTCAAGTTCATCGTAGATGATATTGAAACTGCAATGTCTCACGTTAACTTTAAAGAAGTTGCTGCCTCATCTGCTGCTTACGCTTTGCGTGACGCTTTTGATGAAGGTGTAATTGCCACTATGTTTGCAGGCGTTTCTGCATCAAGCCCTAACCATATCCTGGGTAGCGATAGTGCTACTGATCTGGCTGCTGGTACTTTTGATGGTACTGGTAACTTGGACATTGGTTTTGGAACTGATGAGCATGATCCTCTTGATATCATGGCTTACATGGCCCGTCTTCTTGACGAACAGGATATCCCTGAAGAAGGTCGTTGGTTTTTGGCACCACCTAGCTTTTACGAGCAGTTGGGACAGTCAAGCTCTAAGTTGATGTCTGTTGACTTCAACGCAGGTCAAGGCTCTATCCGTAATGGTCTGGTATCTTCTGGAAAATTACGAGGCTTTGACATGTATAAGTCTAACAATATCGCCGCTCCGTCTAACGCAGCAGGTAAGATAATTGGTGGACACATGAGTTCTACTGCCACAGCGCAGACCATCACAAGCACTGAAGTCATTCGTGACCCAGATAGCTTTGGTGACATCTGTAGAGGACTGCACGTTTATGGTTCTAAGGTACTTCGACCTGAAGCAATGGTTTCAGCGTTCTTCGGTATCGACTAAGTAAGCGACTAGAGAAGGGGGTGTAAAAGCCCCCTGATCTTTTTTAAAAAGGAGAAGACATGGCTGTTTTAGGAAGCGACTCTAAGCCTCTAATGATTAAAGGCAATAGTAAAGGAAAAACATTAGGCGCTACCGGAAGCTGGTATAAACCTGAAAATCAAGAAAAATATAAAAACAACTGGGATACAATTTGGGGTAACAAAGAAGCCCCCGCCACTAAATCAAAGGCAGTGTAAACGATGGCTACAACCTTTTTAGATTTAACTAACGAACTTTTGAGAGAACTCAATGAAGTTACGTTAACAAGTTCAACATTTCCAAATGCGGTTGGTGTACAGCAACACGTTAAGGACTCACTTAATCGTGCCTATTTTGATATTATTAACGAAGAACCTCAGTGGCCTTTTTTATCTGTTTCCGATAGCGGTGGAACAGATCCAATGTATGGCAACGTATATTTAGAAACAGTAGCTGGAACTCGCTGGTATGAATTAAAACCCGCCAGTTCTAGTATTACAACAGATTATGGAGCAGTAGATTGGGATCATTTTTATCTTACTACTGTAGGTGTTAGCGGAGAGACAGCCCCTTATGATGATGGGAACTTGCGTTTTATGACACTAGAAAACTGGAAAGACTTTAGGCAAACTTCTGAAAACTTAGATGACGCAGACACTCAAAGCTACGGCAAATCTAATGCAATTATTCGCAGCCCTGATGGGCGAAAGTTCGGGCTTAGTCCTATACCAGATAAAGTATATCGTATTTGGTATTTTGCTTGGAACCTTCCTACGCGACTAAGCGCACACGGTGATGTCATAGTCTTCCCCGATGTTTACACACCTGTACTCATGGCAAGAGCTAGATATTATATATGGCAGTTTAAAGATAATCCGCAAGCCGCTGCCTTCGCACAAGAAGACTATAAAAAAGGACTGCGAAGTATGAGGTCTAACTTAATGTCTCCTACGCCTATGTATATTTCAGATGATCGAATGAGATTCGTATAGTATGGCGGCTTCGCAACCTTATGGTGTTTCATGTAAAGGTGGGTTAAACACAAACCTAAACCAACTTGAGATGCTCTCACAGCCAGGATTAGCTACAAAGCTTATAAACTTTGAAGTTGATGCAGACGGTGGCTATCGCCGTATAAATGGCTACGCGGCCTTTGGAGACACTCGTCCTAATAGTTCTAACGAAATACTAGGTCTTTCAGTATATGCTGACGGACTTATAGCTTGTTCAGGCGATGGAATCTTTTTTAGCCCTGATGGAGAGGATGCCTGGTTACAACTTAACAGAGCTAGTGTTGCAAGCGGTGGAGATAACCACACAGCCTTTACAGGCCGTAGCATGGACGCAAGAACTTCACAGGCGCAAACATCTTTTACAATCTTTGAAGGCAACACAGACTACGGACAGATCATTATTACTGACGGAGTTAATAAGCCTTTCTTATTTAGCATGACAGGAACAGGTGGCTTAACTACTCGTACATTCTTTGCAGAAGAAGTCACAGTAAGTGGCGCAACAGCCCCAACAGTATGCGCTATTCATGATCAACACTTAGTTGTTGCAGGAGCGCCTAGTGCTAAAAACACAGTTTTTTATAGTTCGCTTCTAGACCCTAGTAGCTTTTCAGGCTCTGGAGCAGGTAGCATTTTACTACCTGACCAAGTAGTTG